TTGGTATTCCAACGGGCTTTCCAGTATATGACCAAGCGATTGGCGGGGGATTAAGAAGAAGCACAGTTAATGTAATAGCAGCAAGACCCAAAACAGGTAAGACATTATTATCTGACAATATGGGACTTAATATAGCTAAACAAGATATTCCTGTATTAAATATGGATACAGAAATGACAAAAGAAGATCATATTAACAGAATCTTGGCTATGATGACTGAAACAGAAATTAATCATATTGAAACTGGGAAATTTGCTCAGTCACAAGATAAAAATAACAAAGTAATAAAAGCCGTACAGGAATTAAAAAACACCAAATTATATTATAAGAGTATAGCTGGTAAACCATTTGAAGAACAATTATCTATCATGAGAAGATGGATAGTAAAAGAAGTAGGACTAAATGATGACGGATCAGCAAAGCCTTGCGTAATATTTTATGACTATTTAAAACTAATGGATAGTGCTGGCATGAGCCAGGATCTTAAAGAATATCAAGTTCTTGGATTTATGATGACCAGTTTGCATAATTTTGCTACTAGATACAAAGTTCCTGTGGTTGCTTTTATTCAATTAAATAGAGATGGTATAAATAAGGAAAGTACAGATACAGCAAGCGGTTCTGATAGAATCATTTGGTTGTGTAGTAATTTTAGTATTTTCAAAAAGAAGAGCGAAGAAGAAATAGCAGAAGATGGACCAAATGAAGGAAATAGAAAATTGGTTCCTTTAATCAGTAGGCACGGAGGAGGATTAGACGATAATGATTATATTAATTGTCATATGAAGGGGTGGTGTGCTAAAATAGTAGAAGGAAGAACTAAATTAGAAATTTCTAATAATATAACCAAAAATAGTAAAACAAATGGATTTAATATAACAAATGACAATGATGACCAAAATATCCCGTTCATATAATCAGCATGAACTAAAAGTTATATGTGATAAACTATGTGATAATTTTGAATCACTACTATTAACTTTAGGAATATCTGAATTAAAACAAAATGGTAAAATGTTTGTGGGGCCGTGTCCCATACATGATGGCGATAATATGTCTGCATTTAATCTATATCCTACTGGGGATGCCTATAGAGGAAATTGGAAATGTAGAACTCATGGATGCGAGAAAACATTTAAATCTTCTATCATTGGTTTTATAAGAGGCGTGTTATCTAATAAAAAAAATAATTGGAGTAAAAATGGAGACTCTTCAATATCTTTTAATGATACAATGTCTTTTGTTGAAGAGTTTTTAAATGAGAATCTTGACGATATAAAAATATCTAATGATGAAATCGAGAAAAAGAAATTCTTAAATATTGTAAATAATATTACTAAAAACAATAATGAGACACATAATAAAGATATCACTAGAAAAATTGTTAGAAAATCACTCTCTATACCAAGTAAATATTTTCTTGATAGGTCTTTTGGGTCTGAGATCTTAGATAGATACGACGTTGGAACCTGCTCAAACAAAAATAAAGAAATGTATGGTAGGGCTGTTGTTCCTATATATGATATAACTTACAAATATGTAGTAGGATGTTCTGGAAGAAGTGTCTATGAGAAATGTAGCAAGTGTAAACATTATCATGACCACGCAGAAGATTGTCCAAGATCAGAAGAACTATGGAAATATTGTAAGTGGAAACATAATAAAGACTTTAAAAGTCAAAACCACTTGTATAATTTTTGGTTTGCTAAAGACTCTATCTTAGATAGTTCTCAGGTTATTCTTGTAGAAAGCCCTGGCAATGTATGGAGATTAGAAGAAGAAGGAATACATAATAGTGTTGCTATGTTTGGGTCTTCATTAAGTGATAGACAAAAGATACTTTTAGATGGGTCAGGAGCTATGAATATTATTATTCTTACCGATAATGATGATGCTGGTGATAAAGCAGCTAAAATAATTGAAGAAAAATGTAAAAATACATATAAGGTAAAAAGAATTTCTATTACGAAATCAGATGTTGCCGAAATGACTAAAGAAGAAATTAATAATCAGATAAAGAGATTTTTATGACACAAATAATAGCGTTCGCAGGAAGAAAACAGTCTGGAAAAACAACATGTGCGGAATTCGTTACAAAAATTTTCTTAGATAATAAACTAGGTAATGCGAAAGTCTATAATTTTGCTGATCCTCTTAAGATGATGTGTATCAGTATTTTTGGCTTGACATATGATCAATGCTATGGAACAGATGATCAAAAAAATGAATTGGTTGACTGTCATTGGAACAATAAACAACTTTCCGCCAGAGAGGTTCTTCAATTGGTTGGAACAGAGATGTTCAGAACCATGCAGCATAATGTGTGGGCGAGTGCTACAATTAGAACTATTGATAAAGATCAACATCCATTATCTTTGATTGCTGATTGTAGATTTCCAAATGAGGTAGAAGCAATTAAGAATAGTGGTGGAATAGTTATTAAACTATGTAGGAATCTTTATCATTCTAATCATGCTAGTGAAATAGCTTTAGATCCTGAAAACTATGATCAGAATAATTTTGATTTAATAATAGACAATCAAGAACTTACGATTAAAGAACAAAATAAATTAATTTATGATTTTTTACAAAATAAAGGAATACTACCATTATAACCACATATTTCAGAAGCAGTTCTTTCAACACACATAATATGTGCGAACAACAATATTTTATAGAATATGTGCTTGGTATGAGAGGACCATCTAATAAAAAGGCTGATAAAGGAACTATATGTCACAAAGCCTTAGAAATTCTAGCAATAATAAAAAAGAGTGAACAAGACGGAATAGATTCTTTTGAAGATGATGTTATAGGTAAAGTATATACGAAAAAATATAGTTTAAATACTATTATAGAAAAAACATATAAGTATTATACTAGTCAATTCTCTCATCATACTTGGGAAGTAAAAGACTATAAGGATTGTCATAACTGGGTTAATAAAGCCATATCATATCATGACGGAGCTTTTGATCCTAGAAATAGAGAAATATTATGTCCAGAACAACATTTTGATTTTGAAATTAAAAAGCCTTGGGCAAAATATTCTTTTGACACACCCGAAGGTAAACTGCAAGGCTATCTTGGACTAAAAGGCACTATTGACTTAATCACCAAGGCCAGCGATAATACAATCGAGGTCATCGACTGGAAAACAGGACGAAGACTAGATTGGGCCACTGGTAAAGAAAAAACACCAGAAAAACTTCAGACAGATCCTCAGTTATTGATATATCATTATGCTATTAGCAAATTATATCCTGAATATGATAGTGTTATGATAACAATATACTTTATTAATGATGGAGGCCCTTTCTCAATTTTATTTGATAAAAGCGATTTGCAAAGAACAGAGCAAATGCTACAAAAGAAATTTGAGATCATAAGACAAACACAAAAACCAAGACTAAATAAAACATGGATGTGCAATAAATTATGTCATTTTGGCAAAAGCGATTTTCAAGACCATAATAGCATATTGCCAGTAATAGAATATAGAGATAGTCAATGTTGTAAAAAAGACACATTCATGACAAAGTGTGAACAAATTAAACATGATATTGAGGTAAAAGGAATGGATACTGTAGTATCAGAATATAAGGCAGAAAATCATTCATTTGGTAAATATAAAGCTCCAGGAAGTGCGGAATGAAAAAATATAATCCATTACATTGTCATTCAATGTATAGTCTTTTGGATGGTCTATCAAAACCGTCTCAGATAGCCAATAGGTGTCTAGAAATTGGAGCAACATCGTGTGCTTTGACGGATCATGGCAACATAGCTGGATCAATCAAGTTTCATAGAGAAATGACAAAGGCTGGTATTAAGCCAATATTAGGTTGTGAACTTTACATATCTGATGACGCGACCTATAAGGACAAGTCAAACAAAGAATTGAGCCATTTTATTGTTTTGGCCAAAAATCTAACTGGCTGGCACAATTTGATCCGTTTAGTTTCAGAGTGCAACAGGCCAGACTTTTATTATCACAAGCCCAGGATCGATCTAGAGAGCCTTGGAAGGTTTTGTGACGGCAATATGATAGGTATATGCGGCCATCTTGGATCCCTGATTGCTGACAAGATTATTGTCAATAATACTATAGATCCAGACTGGAAAAACATAGCGATACCTCTTATATCTAAATTAAAAGAAATATTTGGTAATGATAATTTCTTTTTAGAATCTCAATTAATGGATAAAGATAATATTCCTATTCAACAACAACTAACCGAAACCATTAGAGAGTTGGGAAAATTAACTAATACTAAAATAATTTGTACTCCAGATGCTCACTATTCAAATAAAGAGGACGCTTCTGATCAAAGAATATTATTATGCAATAATTTAAAAACAACTATGCCAGAAATTAGCAGAAAGATTAATTCTGGGCTAGATATTCCCATGGGGTGTTTCTTCACATCGGACAACTATCATATTCTTTCGCAGGAAGAAATGACACTATTACATACAGAAGAAGAGATAGAGAACACTCAGTTAGTATCTGCGATGTGTGATACATATGATATTGGCAGCAGACCAAGACTACCTCCTTTTAATTGCGAATCTCCAGATGAATATTTAAGACAGTTGTGCCGAAATGGTTGGAGAAATAAAATTCAAAATATTATACCAAAAGATAGTCAATCTCAATATATAGATCGTATTAAATATGAGCTTGATATTTTACAAGGGGCTGGATTATCCAGTTACTTTTTAATTGTTCAAGATATTGTGAACTATGTTAAGAATAATGGGTGGCTTCCGGGACCAGGAAGAGGTAGTGCTGCTGGCTGTTTAGTTTCTTATTTAATAGGTATTACTGGAATTAATCCTATAGATTATGGTTTAATTTTTGACAGATTTTATAATTCTGGAAGAAATACTAAAGATAGAGTAAGTATGCCAGATATTGATGTTGACGTTCCTATTAATAAAAGAGAAAACGTTATTTCTTATATTAAAGATAAATATGGAGATAGTCAAGTTTCACAAATGGT